TCGCGCATCACGGCGTGCTATTTCTTGATGAGCTGCCGGAGTTCAGCAAGAAGACGCTTGAGGTGCTGCGAGAGCCGATTGAGGATCGCCAGATTACGGTGTCGCGTGCGAACGCAACGCTGACGTTTCCCTCTAGTATCATTCTCGTAGCCGCAATGAACGACGTAACGTCAATAACGATACAATGTAATAGGATCAGATAATAGGAAGTTTCTTTACTACGAATTTAGAGTTGAAAATATACGTATTACAAGAGGTGTTATGATGGAAAGTTTATTATCTGTAAAAATCAGAAATGTGAAAAACATTAAAGAACTTGCGATAGAATTACCGCTGAAACCAGATTTATATGCCATAACAGGAATAAATGGGATAGGAAAGAGCACATTATTGTCATGTATAAGCCCGAGACTGAAAAGACCCATATCTTTCTCTTTTTTAGACCGTGAAGCTGCTGATGGTGGAGAAATTGAATATCAAATTGATAATGAGATAGAGGTATGGCGTGTTCACCATGGGAAGTGGGGATGCCAGAATGTTAAGGATTTATCTATACGTGGATTTCAAGAAGGAAGTTTAACGAATGGAACGAGGTTTTCGAATATTTCTTTTCAAAAATTTAATTATTATAAGAGATTATTAAAGGTTAACCCTAGCCTTATTATTCCAGCTGATGATTTCGTGAAAGAAAATTTGGGTTCTATATTGAGAAATGACAAGAGGTATTATCAAGGCTTGTATCGTTTAGATAAAAAAAGAGCTGAAAGATATTATCAATACAAGGGCGTCGTTTACTATTTGAAAATAGAAAATGAGTTTATTCCTCAATTCAAATTGAGTGCGGGAGAGTTTCTTCTTATAAATTTGTTACATCTTTTTTATAATTTGTTTGTCAGAGAAAATAATAGAGCAAAACTCAATTTGATATTTATTGATGAGATTGAATTGGCGTTGCATCCTTCTGCAATTAGACGATTAGTGGAGCTTTCTAAAAAGATTGCATTTAAATATAATGTAGCAATATACTTTTCTACCCACTCGGTAGAGATCATTAATGCTCTACCTGTCAAGAATCTGTTTTATCTGAAAATGGTAAAACAAGGTGTAATTAAATGTGATACACCTTGTTATCCAGCCTATATTACTCGTGATATTTATATGCATATTGGATATGATATATTGATTCTTGTGGAAGATGATTTGGCAAAAAATCTAGTAGAGAACTACATAATGCAGTCAGCTATAGCAGATGATAAAAGAATTGCGGTGATTCCAGTCGGAGGCTACGATAACACTTTGGAACTGCATAATAATTTGTTACAAGAGAAGATATTGTACCCCATATCGCATATTATTAGTATCGTAGACGGAGATGTTGAGACCACGGTAGAAAACAAATATGAAAAGGGGCATTGGGATCAAGTTTCACGGGAAGCCATTCTTTTCTTACCTATTGATAGTTTGGAAAAATATATAAAAAAGGAGCTTTTCGATAACAAAAACTATGATTTCATGAGGGCTTTAAGGGATAAACTTTTTAAGTTTGAATGTGAACCTAATTGGTATGAGGAAGAGTATAGAGAAAATATTGAGAATAAGCGCCAGCAAGATATTATAAAAGGAGGAACAGCTAAAGATGATGAGCAGTATTTTGTAAATGGAAAAAACCTATTCTCCATATTGTGGGCTAAGTATAGAGAATACCAAGATGATGAACGACTATTTCGAGATGAACTTATACGTATTGTTCTTAGTCATATGGATTTTGAGGAATTTAGCGAACAGCTAAGTCGATCCTTAGGGATTATATTAAAGCAGTAGTGTTTATTTTTATGAAAATATACATAGCGAGGGAGTCTGGCCTATTGAGTATCTTGTTGCGAACTCGTTTTGAAATATTTCTTTTGTTGTTTTCCATAGCACTTTCCTTAGCTTGATGTAAGGTATAATGGCGCATTCAATATGAATATTTTCAGAAGCTACGGTTCACGCTCTTTTGCTGCTATATGATGTTACAATCATACGCTGTATTATTTATTTAGGGCGAGCTATGTTTACTAAGATTATATTATCACCAGGTTTGTTGTATCCATTATTTGACTATGAGCTTTTACACCGCTATAAATTCTATATACCCTCTATTTACGCAACTTGTTTTTCAAACTAACCGATAGTTTATAATTGATCTTATTAGGTTGACTTTGTAAGGAGAATCAACTAAAGTGAGAATTGATTCTTAGGGCATATAGATTTTGTTTATACATCAAAACTGTTCTGACATATACAGTGATATCAATATGTGAATGAATTGAATTAGGTTTGTTGAAGGGAAGGATTTATTTTGTGGGGAAACAGAGGTGTTTTGAGTCTGTTTTCATCAGCTGGAATTGGCGAGCTGGGAGTTGAAGCAGCTGGATTATCAATTCTTGTTAACTCAAACTTCGCAGATGAATAATCTGCGAAGTTTGAGAACTTTATTTGTACAACAGCATTTCGGCGGCAAGGTGGTCGAAGCGCTCTGGACGAGGATTATGGACGATTACGGTCACGTGGATGATGAGCCACCGTCCTTCGCAATTTCGCTTTATAAGGAATATCGAGGTCAGGGCATCGGCTCACAGCTTATGGTAAAGATGAAATGGAAGGGACATGAACGAGCATCCCTAGCGATGCAGAAAGCGAACTATGCCGTAAAGATGTACAAGGATGTCGGATGCAAGACAGTCGATGAGAATGCCAAGGAATACATCATGGTGTGTGACTTGTAGGAAAATCATGACTTTTCGATCCGACAGCTTTGCTCCACGATATTTTTGGATGAATCGATGACATTCATGGCATTGTCTCAAGGCATGTCGAGACGGTAGTATTGCTATCAAGGAACAGCAAATAAGGGCTTGCAAAGCCTTAAAGCAAGGGATTCCCGCCATGGGTGAAACAGCTGCCCAGAGATGGAATCCCTTTTCTTTTCCTATCAGAATTTATCGACTTGGGCATCCGGGGTGCCTCCGGGAGGGGGTGCGGACACGTTGTTATTGAAAAACAGAGTCGAGGATATGTGATTGCTTTTTGGTGTTCTGCTTTTCATATTCGCGCCAATTCATACAAAAACCATATATATTCATATAAAAATGTTGAAAAGCAGGTTTGATAATGCTATACTGTTATGTGATGAAATATGGCACTTTACTTTGAGGTGAATCGTGAACGAAGACTACATGGACAAGTGGATCAGTATCGAAGAAGCCGCAGAATACCTTGGTGTTAACAAAGATACTGTTCGAAATTGGATAAAAAAGGACAGCGGAATACCCGCTAATAAAATCGGTAAGCAGTGGCGATTTAAACGATGTGAACTCGATGAATGGGTAAAGAGCGGAAAAAGCAGCTTTCAGGATGGTGTAGATTAATGGCAAATAACGAATATTTTGACATTCAACAATTGAATAAAAGCTATGATGATGCCATATTTGCCAAGGCCAAGGAAATAAGAAAAAGTGTTGCAGAACGCTTCGCATCGAAATATGAAATTGCTGATTCTGATCGGAATGCTATAAAGAGTAGCATGCTTAATTCTGTCTTGGAACGCAATCCCTTTGATAATGCCGAGAAGGTGTTGGCTTTTAACGCTTTTTTGACAGAAAAAACATGTGCCGAATTACTGGAGAATTATGGTGATAACCCAATTGAAATGATTGGATTATATGCTAATGTTGTTGAACTTGGTGCAAGAGAGTTTATCGATCCCGATGATACAAGTGTGGTTCATAAACACTTGGGGGCAGCTAAAAATAATGGCTTTTTCTTTACACCCCCATCGGTGGCTATAAGAATGGTATTAGCTTCAATAAACGAAAACCCAGGTGCACGGTCAGTTTTTGATCCAGCAGCTGGTGTAGGGGGGTTCCTTGCGTACAGTATATTGCTCAATGAACGGATAGAATGCGTTCAGGGGATTGAAATTGATGCTCTGACAGCAATTCTGGCACGAAATCTTTTAAGCAAAGTCAAAGAAATAAAAGGAACGGATATCGCTATTGATGTGCGATGCACGGACTTTTTTGAGTATTTTGACTCAGAAAGAGAAGAAACATTTGATTCCATAATAATGAATCCCCCCTATGGGAATATAAAGTTCCTGGCGTCTGACCTTACAGATATAAGTACAAGAGCGGATCTGTCCCAAGAGGAACGGATAGAACTTGGAAATAAAATCCGCCAGGATACTATGAATCGTTCCACGCGCTTAAGGGAGAGATTCTCTTCTTATGGGATGGCGAAGGGAACGCTGGAGTACTCTAAGCTATTTATGGCAACGGCATTAGATTTATTGTCTGATACTGGAACTGTCGTGGCAATTACACCTTCTTCTTGGCTTGGTGATGAAACAAGCACTGCTTTCAGAAAAACTATTATTCTGAAGGGTCTCCTGCATGGTATATGGATAATACCGGAAATCGCAAAATTATTTAAGGGCGTTAATCAACCAACTGCCGTTTCAATACTTGGAAAAGAACCAGTTAGTGTTATATCTGTTTCCAATCCTGTATATAGGATTGAAGAAGTTGACTCCATAAAGACCTCGTTATCGTTGCAGTCGGTAATAGCAGTGTCCGGGGAAAAACTTAAATTCCCCAAATGCGATGGAAAATCCATGCGCATTCTTGTAAAGCTACAGACGCTCGGTAAATTCAAGGACATTGATGAGTTGGTAAATGCACGTGGAGAACTCGATTTAACGCAGTACAAACAGTTCGTATCTAAATCAGATACGGGTCATAGGCTTATTCGAGGGGATCATATACGTGGCTGGGAACTTGGCTCGGTAAATGATTCAGGAAAAGATGGATATGTAAGATACGAAGGCTTTATTGAGGCAATTGCAAATAGCTCTAAAGCGGAGTATATAAACTGCTCCAGAATAGCTATTCCACAGTGTTCATACTTGCAAAAGAAAAAGCGTATCGAAGCAGCGATTGTTCCCAAAAACAGTATTCTGGCAAATTCGTGTGACTTTGTTGCAATAAACAGTACAGATCAGAAGGACGAGAAAGAATTCTACTACTGGATCTTCCTCAATAGCTATACTGTTGAATGGGAGTTTAGAATTTTTAGCTACAACAATCATGTTGCAAATAGCGAACTTTCTGAATTGACCTGCTTACCGTATGCATCCTTACAAACTACAAATTGCTCGAAACTCAAGCTTTTAATGCAACGGAACGGCGAGGACAGGTATTCTTATTTTGACGCATTTATTGCAGTTATAGCGGGATTAAGCAAGGATGATTATTCCGTTATTTTGCAAAATGTTGAGGCTTCAGAAATGGAAAAATGTTTAGAGGCATATGATGAAATACAAGATGAAGAGCAAATTGAATTTGCAAATCACCAAATGCCATCGTTATCAAAACTTGATAAGCAGATGATTAGTTATGTTGAGCCAGGAGAAAACTGGACAAGCATACCTGAATCTGTACCTTCAAAACGACTTGATCAAATCAGGGCTATGGCAAAAACACGCGGAATGGTGAGAACTACTTACTATAGCAGGTTAAAATATACACAGCCTTCATATACTATTTCGACGTATTTTAACCGTCCAGGGAATGGCGCAAATATCCATCCCTGGGAGGATAGAACTCTTTCCTGTCGAGAAGCCGCCCGACTTCAGTCTTTCCCAGATTCATTTAAATTTCTTGGAAATGAGGCTGCTGTTAGAACACAAATAGGAAATGCAGTTCCTCCTTTGCTCGGATATGCCATAGGAAAATCTATAGAAAAGGCTGTTGGAAGGACTGTGAAATTTTGCGATGTATTTGCCGGTGCTGGAGGTTTAAGCTATGGAATGGAGTTGGCAGGATTTAATGGTGTTGCAGCGATAGAACTCAATAAGGATGCTGCAAAAACATATTCGGCAAATCATGAAAATAATATAACGATGGTTGTTGGTGATATTAATAATGAAAGTGTTCAATCTGAATTCATTTCTGCAATTGAAAAAGGAATATCTCCCGACGAGCCATGGGTTATGGTAGGCGGACCTCCATGCCAGGGATTTTCCACAGCCGGCTATAGAGATGAAAATGATATCAGGAATAAGCTCGTTGACAGTTATTTGAAACTGATTCAACGGGTACAGCCTACGATTGTGGTAATGGAAAATGTTCAGGGAATACTTAGTATGAAAGGTGGAAAGGTTATCGAAGGTGTATATGCATCTTTGAGTAAGTTGGGCTACAAGCTGAATGCTGAGCCTTGGGTATTGGATGCTGAGATGTACGGTGTTCCTCAGATGCGTAGGCGAGTCATCATTGTGGCATCGAAGGATGAGAAATATCTTCCGTCTGTTCCGGAAGCACTGTTTGAAAAATGTCTTGGCAGACGAGAAACTAACGATGGACAGACTCCCTTGTCTTTCCATCGTTATCCTGTTACAGTAGGAGAGGCCTTTTGGGGATTACCAGCCTTGATGCCTGTTAACACCTACTTCCCGAAGGATGCAGTAATTGACCCAACTTATAGTAAGTGGTGTAGTGGAGAAATCAGTACAGAAGAGTTTTTGGAGATTAGATGGGACTATGAAAAAATCTCTGTAAATACGATCTTCTATGACAAGAAATAACGGACTGGTTTAAGCCATTAGCCGATCAGGATACATAATGACAAGTTCCCCTCTGACCTTCCCCCAGTTACGGATCGGCATAGACCATTTCTTGGTTGCCTCAAACGTAGCCAAATATAATGCCTTCAGCAAAGCCTGTGGGCTAGGAAACACGCTCCTATGGCTGTTCAAACGGCGGTATTGGGAATTCAAGCTCTCAATGGCATTGGTGGTATAAAATGCTGTTCTGACTGCTGCCGAGAATTTGAATATCGGCGTGATGACATCCCACTGATCATGCCAGCGTTTCATGGATGCAGGATACTGGGCTGTCCACTTCTTATCCGCGCCTCTTCAAGACGTTTGGCGGCGACCTTTTCATCCGGAGCCGTATAGATGCTCTTGAGGTCTTTAGCAAATTCCTTCATGTCCTTATTGGCAACGGACTTCAAGGTGTTGCGTACCATATGGACAACGCAGCGCTGGTGCTCTGTCTTCGGAAAGGCGGTAGAGATGGCTTCTTTAAGCCCCGCAAGTCCGTCAGAGCACAGGATAAGGATGTCTTGTATGCCACGGTTTTTGAGGCTGTTAAGGACGCCTAACCAATATTTACTGCTTCCGTTTTCGCCCGCTTCTATGGATAGCACCTCTTTACGACCATCTTCATTGACACCGAGTACGATGTACGCAACCAGCTTACTGACTATATTGTCATGGCGTACCGAAAAATGGATGGCATCGATAAAGACAATGGGATACATGCTTGCAAGGGGACGGTTCTGCCACTGCTCAATCTGTGGCAAGAGTTTATCCATGACATCGGAGATAAAGCCCTCTGAGGCTTCGAATCCATAGATGTCCTCCAGCATTTCAGAAATCTGCTTCGTGCTCATCCCCTTGGCGTACATGGAGATAATCTTCTGATCGATGTCTGAAATATCCTTCTGGCGTTTTTTACTACCTGCGGCTGGAACGAAGACTGGCGATCTTGCGGAACGTCAATTTCGAAGTTGCCGTAGCTGCTGTTAACGCGTTTGCTTTTATGTCCGTTGCGGGCATTACCATTATCGGAGCGTGCAGATTTGCTGTACCCGAGGTGTTCATCCATCTCAGACTCCATCATCTCTTTGATGGTACCTCCAAGCAAGTCTTTCAGGGCGTTCTGAATGTCATTGGCGTTTTCGATGTCATACTATTGGAAGAGCTGCCGGATGATGGCTCTCTTCCCGTCAGTCATCTCAACTTTGTGAACCTCTTTCCTCTGTTTTGCCATAGTAGAAGGCCTCCTATAATTAGATTTTATCACAGAAGACCTTGCGACTTCGAGAAAAAGTTTGTTTACAGAGAAATTTTCATAGACCCATAACAACTGCCTAACTGTTTATTTGTGTCCAGGTTTCTGGGTACATATCATAATCTTCCCGCCCTAACTTTATTACTTCGCAATTTCGGCAATACATTCGTCTGCGAATTGAAGCCCCCTACTATCAATGATGGATTTTAATTGATTCGTAAGCTGAGCGTATTTACCCATTCTGTTAGTAAAGTCTGCGCTTTCGATTATGACTTGAATTTCTGAATCCTTTTGGTCTAATGATTCGATGCTTGGAGAAAGCACGGCTTGCATTTTTTTATCCACTTCATTAACAGGAACTGAAGAAAAAATCTTCGATATTTTTGCTTTGTCCTGCAGAAGAAATGCTTCCACAGTCTTCAGAATAATAGACTTTCTCTTTGCTGTAGGTTTTGAACAGTATTCAAATAATTCTTCAAATGCAATTCTAACAGATCTTGCCGCAAGGCTACGACTGCCATTGGATACAGCCTTGACCTTGTTAAATGACTTATATGAAAGTGTACTTGGATCCAACCCTGTAAAGGTGACATTGTAATTTGCGTATTCTGGGTGCAAATAACATGTCAGATACTCAAAATGCCCCAGGGATGCAATGTAGGAGAGAATGCGAAGATAGTAATCTTGCATGGCGCGCATATAATTAGATAGAGTTTTTACGGTTGCATCGTCGCGCATTTCATCCTTTGTTTTATCCCATAAGGCGCGCACCTGCCAACTGGCAGCAGATTCTCCCGTTTTTTCTTCATAATCAAGGAGACTAATAACATTATCAAAGGTAAAGCGTCTGTTTTTTGCAGAGTTGCAGCGTCCACAGAGGGGGTCAAAGAAACCATTCTGCTTAAAACCACATGCTAATGGACCAACATGGTCAGGACTTATTTTTTTTACATGCTTTCCGCAGTTAACGCAAACACCTGGACCAGCACTATTGTAGAGAGTGTCTGCAATTTTCCAATCGCCTTCAGCCCACCACATAAATGCTCTGCGGTCATGATTATAAGTGCACATGTTTTCATCAGATCGACCAGGATCATTACGCTTCCTGCAAAAAGTACAATAATCATGAATGCCATCAAGACGGTGTGGACAATCGCCCATGTATCCCAGACTCAGTTTCGTTGAACGAATCTGCTGTGTTAAACGGAAGAATTCCTCATAATTACCTGCGTCGAATAATGCTATATCATCTGCTTTTTCAGGAAAATTCTTTAATATAAACTCCCTTGAGAACTCCTTGCCGCGTTTTTCAACAAGAATCTTGACTGCCTCATAAACAGGCATGGTCTTTTCGAACAGTTGCTCACCAACCACTTTATTTAAAGCATTGGCAAAATTGGCATTGATATACATATATCCTATATATCTTTCTTTACCACATACTAAGCATACTTTCTTTCCTGTTGGATGTATTGTACGTGCAGCAATTGTAAGCCTGTCGTCTGAATTTCCGGTTCCTGGAAGTTCGAGATCATCCGCTTTCTGAACCCACCAATCAAAACGCCCAGGGAAGAACTTGTAAAAAGAGGTCGTTTTCCCTGAACTACATTGCCAGTTTATCTTTCCGTTTTCCCCACGAATTCCTGGCAAGCCTTTATATACCGGAGAGTCCGCAATCATATTCATGTATGCAACATAACGCGCCGGGGCTGAGAAAGTTCCTCTACCATATTTATTATTGTCAGATGTTTCTATAAGAATTCCCTTATCTTTTTTCTCAGAGCTCATTCTGTTACCTCCTTATTTATACAAATGAAATTCCATTTTTGTTAGTCCTGTATCGAGGGCACGATACATATATCGGGATGCTATCGAAGAGTATGGTTTCCATTTCTTACAGCGTTTTTGTATCGAGGGCGGAGAACAATCATCTGTTTTATACGCCCATCTATACCCCTGGAGAAACGCCACATCTTCGTATGGGAGTATGTCTTGACGATTCAAGCAAAAAATTAAATACATTTTTGCCGTCCAAGTTCCGATTCCGCAGATAGAGGTTAAAGCTTTGGTAACGGCTTTGTCGGGCATCCTTGCCAGTTCATCAAAACATAAATGACCAGATTCAATTGCATCTGTTAAACAACGGATGTATTTTACTTTTGTGCTGGATGTTCCAATAGCCTTAATCTCGGAATTATCCAGGTTGTTTATAGAATCTGCACAGACGTTTCCTTCGCATAGATCTTCGAGGCGTGAGTAAATTTTGTCTGCTGCTTTCGTAGACAACATTTGTTCAATTATCTCACTTACTAAGAAAGCATAGCCATCTTCATGAGGTGTATAGGTGATTGCTCCAACCATTGAAATCACCTTGGCCAGACGCTTGTCCCTTTTGCAAAGGTACTGGACTGAAGGCGTATTCATATCAAGTGTTGTCGTGGTCAAGCGTTTTTGTAACACGAGTGTCCAATAAACTTATGTTGAATACCTCGCTTCGAATGGCGTACGATAGCCGTTATAAGAATGCGGTCGTACATGGTTGTATATGGTATAAGCAAAATGCTCCACTGCGCGATAGAGAGATTCCTCATCTCGATACTCATGAAGATAAATTTCTTCGTTCTTCAGCGTATTGAAATAGCGCTCCATAGGGGCGTTATCATACGGGCATCCAGCCTTGCTCATGCTTTGCGTCAGATTGTGTTCCTCGCAAAAATCAGTGAACGCCTTCGATGTGTACGGGCTGCCCTGATCGCTATGAAGAATCAGACCGTTGCTTCTCTTTCGTTGACTGCTGAGTGCTTTGCCAAGCGTTCGGATTGCTAAATCGCTCGTCATACGACGATCTGTCAAGCTTGCAACAACGCTGCGATCATACAGATCAATAATCGTACAGTTGTATCGGACATCGCCTCCTTTGAGAAATAAATAGGTGAAATCTGTTGCCCATTTCTGATTGATTTGTGTTGCCGTAAAATCTTGCTTGAGCAGATTCTCAAACTTCTTATGCGCTATGCCACCTTGATATCTCGGAGCTTTTTGCCGCACAATAGAGCGCAATCCCAGTTCTGTGTTCATGTACTTATGAACCGTCAGGGCAGAAAGCTCGATGCCTTTGCGCGCCAGATCAACCTGCATCCTGCGGTACCCGGCAACGCCATTGGTTTCATGGTATAGGGCTTGAATTTGACGCAGGATGTTCTGTTTTCGGGCATCTTCTTTTGCCCGCCTGTGCTTTCGGTAGTTGTAATAAGCATTCGGATAAATTCCAAAACGCCGCAGCAACCACCGGACGCCGAACAGATTCCGATGTTCATCGATGAATCGATATGCCTCTAGTCGATTCCCTTTGCGAAGAATGCCGCTGCTTTTTTTAGGAAAAGGTTTTCTTTGCGTGCATCTGCGAGTTCTTCGCGCAAGTGAAGTGGTATACTAAAACTGGATACAGAAGGGGATATCGAGTGTAATCAAGCACTGCATATTTTATGATCTCACCGTTTCCATCATCATGCGGTAGTGCTGATCTTGCCCCATGATCTCAAATAGCTTCTCAAAGGTGGACTTGAGGCTTTGAATATCTTCGGTATCTTCCACGTAATCGAACCCTGCATTAAATCCCTGTGTGTCAGAGCCGACATATTGCAATAATGCATTGGTGGATTGGACAAGTTCTTCATCTCTGTTCCCATCAGCATCGTTGAATACGGTTTCATCTTTGAAGATGCGTTCGCGGAGAACTTGCCCATCGAAGCCGCTGATCTGCAGGAAGTAATAGTCCAATATGTGCCGCATAACCCGTTTTAAGGCGATGGCAGACTTTACCTCGCCATATTCATGCCAAAGTGCCGCATAGGAGTTTTGGACAGGATTGTAATTATGGGGGATGGTTGGCTCTTTAGCGTGTGGATTATGCTTGGTGCAGCAGAGAACTTCAGAGATGTTATTGGTCTTTTTTACAAGATAGAAATTCACACATTCCCATTGCTTTATTCTATCATAGGAAATCCCGTGCAGGAAATAGGCGTTGTGAGTCAGAATGAACATTTGCCTGATAAATCGTTTGGCATCCGCTTTTGCCGGATATCCATTGTTGTAACAAATGCCGATCAACTCACGGATAATAGTGCTGACGATGAAAAGCGAGCTACTATCCATACTGGACACAGGGTCGTCGATGACCACGATTCTGTCTTTGAAAACGGCATCGGCGGATTCTCTTCCCCATACCTTGTGATAGAAATACAGGAAGGCAATAAAGTTTTTCTCGCCTTCACTTAAGCCATGGGCGGGGGAGTTATCATCACGGACGATGACATACCTGCTTTTATCCTCATCCTTGTTGCCCTTCTTCCTAAGATGGAAGCCTTGGAAGCCCGAGTCGGACAAAGTTTTGTTTATGGCAAGCATGGTGGAATCTATTCCCTTGATTTCCTTGGCAAGGTTGGTTATTTCGTGACTGAGAGCTTTCCCTTTATCAGTAAGCGTTTTTAATTCAGCATTCAAAGCGTCTGTTTCGTTTTTATTGGCGTGCATCTTCTTTATGTAGTCTGTCTTGACAGATTTTACCAAGAAGGCCATGTGCTGCCATACGGCAGTCACGCATTCAGTCTGTTTGGTTGCACGGGATTTTACAATTTCGTTGTAAGATTTGATGTCTTGGTTAAATCTATCAATCAACGCAGCTATCTCTGTTATTTTGTCATCAAGTGGCTCTATGCTTTTGACAGCACCTGGCGTTTCCGCCTTATCTGCCAAGTGTTCCTTATTTAACTTGATGGTAGTTGCCAGCGCACCAACTTTATCATCATATGCCGAGAAGTCGATTTGAGGAAATGCACCGAGTTTGTTATTTTGCAGCAGGGTAATGAGTGCCGTAGTTTTCTGCTCGTATTCCGATATGAAGTCTTGAAGTTTCTGTATATCCCGCCGATAATGTTCATCAAAGCAGGCAGAAAATTGCTCTTCAAAATCATCATCGAGCTTTTTCATACAATATGGGCATTTCCCGTCCGTTTTATGAGCATAGGTATCATGACTGCGTCTAAGCCAGTCGGTAGCACCGATTCTTTGGATGAATTTGGCATATTCTTTGTCGGAACTGCTGATAATTTTCTCATTCAGCAAGTCAAAACCGTCAATCTTGTCCTCAGCGAGCAGCTGGGGCTTTTTTAATTCCGTATAGGTAGTGGAGTCGCTTCCGAAAGCAATATCGTAAAGACGATGAAGCTCGTTGAGATTCGTTTCCTTGGCTGTGATATTTGTTAGCAGTTGGTCACATACAGTTGCTTTTGTAATGCGATTGGAAATCTTTGCTTTGACAGCCTTGGGAAAATCCGCTCTTGGAGTGGCCGTGAGTTTCCAGAAACTGCCCTCCAAATCGCTCCGCAACGAAGCAGGCAAATTTTCTTTCTCTTCTTTGGTGTTCTTTTTGGTAGTGTACTGTTCCCGGAGTTTATCGAGTTCTTCCTGTTTGGCAGAAATTTGGTTTTGCTTTTCAATATCCTCGGCATTCATGCTGAATACACCCGGCATGGATCTGTCTTCCTGCAAATTCTCACGAATGAAGTCTTGATTATACACCAACACCTCATAGGCAGATACATCGGGAAAAAGTCCTTCTCTTTTTCCCTTGAAGCACTGAGCAATGGTTGATTTCCCCGCACCATTCTTACCGAAGAAGAAGTTGATAAGCGTCGGCTCTATGCTCCTATTCTGATAGGTATTGGTGTTTAGGGTGATCTTTTGGACAACTCCGGGTAATTTTTCATCCATGATGCGTACTCCTATTCGGATATCTTTCCATTCCTTACATAATCATCCACTTCAGATATTTTAAACTTGTAGCGTTTTCCCGCTTTATAAAACGGTATCTTATTTCCCCTTATCCATGCTCTGACCGTATCCTTGCTAACGCTGAGATATTCAGCTACATCTTCCAAGTTTACCCATTTTTCAAGTTGTGTATCTTTTTCCATTGGTTGCCTCATAATAGTGGGAATCCCATATCAACAAGTTCAGCGATTAAATCGATTTTCTTTATGCTCCAATGAGAACGATTGAATTCGTTATAAGAGGAATCGCCATATAAATCCAATTCAAATAACGCTTCGTTTATTCTCTGCTGTGGAAGGCGATAAATGACGTGAGGATAGATCATCACGCCGTTTCTTCGAACCTTGATCTGTTTAATATAGCCAAAGCCGACAGACTGATCCGTATCTGCCCATCCGCCATGTCTGTTCTCATTGGCAAACAGGCATGGAAAGGAAATCACCTTCTGTACTGTCGAGTCATCCTTCAAAGTCGAAAACATCTCTTTTACATCGCTGTCCATAAACTCCGTTAAGGCTCTGTCAGAAGCCACCTTGAAGGGGGTGAGGTGTTCAATCTCTAAATCTGCGCCCCATACGAACAGGTTGTAATAATCGCGGTTAAAATTTATTCCTTGTGCATTGGGTGTAAGAAGCGGGGGTGGCACATCAGACAATGGAATATTAAGGTGCAGATGGTCGATTTTATTATTGGCAACAAGGTTGTTGATTCCTACAGCAACTTTCCTTTGAACATCCGGCACGTACGTATTCAGAAGCGGAGGAAGAACGGTTTGCAGTTCATTTGCCAATTTCAAGTCCCTCCTATGACAGCGTCAGATTTTGAATCGTATTTCCGTGGATGTTGTTTTTTATTTTAATGTCGTAGTAGTTGTTGATTGTTGGCTCTTGTGGCTCAACATGAGCAGTAAATTCCTGCGAGTCAAATATCCCATCAGTTTCGGTCTCAGTAGGCTCTTCGATTTTTGCCGATGTTACGTTTATAGACATCGTTATGTCACTTCCAACAGTCCCTCTGTAATCGTTACGTTTAGGATACCACGATTGATATGTTTCCGCTCCCAGCTCGTTTTTCTCGGCACGGTTCATGATAACGTAGTGCCACACTCCGAGGAGGAATGGCTCAATGTAGATTTTGTCCGTGCTGTCAATATCCTTCTTTGAGATCGGGCTTCCGTCCGGCAAAATATAGAATTCATCTGTTGATTTTATGGTGCCGTCATCCTTAATCATGCCGAGGAGACAACGCACCAATTGCTCTCCGTTTTTGGGAATATCGATGCATTCTGAAACAAAATTGGACATCATATAGAGAGCCTTGGAACGCTCGCTCCGTACGTCTCGGTCAAATTTCATGCGGGAATCGTTGTCGGCGAAACCCGTAAAGGAAACTAAGGAGTTCTGACACACCTTGAACTGGCTGGCGTATGTTTTGATGCTGCCTCCGGCATCGGCAGGAAATTCAACAAGCCTATATATAGACAACAGCCTCCTGAATATTTCTCGTTCAGGGAGGCTTTCTTTTTGCCCATCCATATGGTCGGTAGAAGTAGTGGTGCGCTCCATCGCCCGCAAAATCTGGGCGAGAAATGTGCCGCCGCACAAATATGGAATCATATTTTTCCTGCCTTGTCTCTGATTGTCAGAAATTAATTCAATTAACTGGATTAACACCTTTAGGGGATTGCAATTAACCCAATTAACAATAATCTGAAGTCAAGAGGTACGGTTAAGAAGCAATCATTTTGTTTCATAACAAACCGTACTTAATCATTATATCACAGATTTACATTTTGCCCACACAGTGAGTGAAATTTCTGTGAGATTCGCCACCTCAATGCTCACCCTTTCCGGAGAGGGTGCCCAGAGCGGAGAAGCGGCAAAATATTAGTCAACGCCAACCTACTGGGGTGGTTGGTCATCAGGAAATGAGGATTCGTTCATGATGGCCAACAAAATACATATGGTGGACTTGTCCTCATTCAGAGGAGAACAAGTCCAATGGCAAATCAGAGTAAAACCGAGAACCTTTTTGTTATTATGGAGCCGGGCTTCGAGTCGCTTTGCGGCTTCGACCCTGCCAATGTTGTAATCTACAAGCCGTACTATGCCAAGGGAACAAGGGCAAAGGCATATAGGTGCTACAAAACGCAGGGACCTGTCGGCTCCAATCGGGAGTATTGGAACGGAGTGCGTCGGGAAATGCAGCAGGAGGCGCGTGAGAGCCGCTGCATGGTCAGAAGCCCCAAAACGGGGCGGCTCATCCGTTGCAAAAAGAACTGCGACCAATGCCCGGGATTCTTGAACGGCGACATCATCAAGGAGAAAAACCGCTCGGCTTCTACGGAATACATTGCGGAAAAAAACCTTGAAGCCCATCGTGGCGAGTTCAGTGATTCCTGTGGCAAGAGGTCAATTGACAGCCCTTTGGTAACAAGGATGGAGGATGAAGTGCTAGACAGGATTTTGCTGGACGCATTAATTGAAAAGGCGGCTACGCTCAGTCCCAAGCACGGTGAGATTTTCAAGCTGCTCCTTGACGACAATATCCAGCAGGCAATTGCCGACAAGTTGGGTATGAAGCAGCGGACGGTATCGGACAAAATCAAGGCGATCCGCGCCTTGATTGCACCGGATATGGGGTAAACAGAATAAAGAGGGGGCATCCTATCGCTTTGACAGGATGCCCCTTTTCAATTTTTCTGATAGAAGCGGCATTCGAAACCCTCGGCGCGAAGCAGGAGACCTTCCGCCCAAGGTGGGGTTCTTTCCATCTGCTCACAAATGACAGGAAGGGAGACCTGCTCGTCGCATTCGATGATGAGTTCATCATGGACGTGTGCAACAATGTCCATCGTCCGCAGCGTTTGCATGGCATAGCAGAGAATGTCGCGACTGATCGCCTGCGTGACATTCTCCACGAGCTTCGGACCGTAGGATTCAATCCGCGCCCACTTTTTCGAGAGATCGAGTCCCATGTAAGTGACGGATTCGCCGCCGAACTGATTCTCTCCGATGCGCGGTTTTACGTAAGAAAGCCGTCTGCCGCTCGGAAGTTCGATGAACATCATACCGCTCTGATAGATGAATCGGATGCCGTGCGTGACCTTTGTGCTGCGTTCCTTGATGCAGCCCTTTGCGGCTCGGTCGACTGCCCACCAGAACTCTACGATGTTCGTATTTGCAGCACGCCAAGCATCCACGAGCGATTTCAATTCATCTTCCTTCATCCCGGATTCCAATGCGCCGAATGCCTTCAGTGCACCGACGGATCCGCCGTAGCCGCAGTTGTGGACTAATTTTCCCGATACGGTAAAACGGTGATGCTTTCCGGCATTTCGGATGTCATAAAGTCGAGCCGTGCGCTGATGATACGCCAGTTCTTCCTTTTCTTGCTGACAGCCATCTCCGCATCTTTGATAATCTCGGCACGGCTCATTCCTCCGGAAAGTTTCCTCGTTACCACAGCGCGACAGTAAGGCCAATACTCCTGACGGAACTCCGACAAAACTGTAATTCTGCGGTTTGCTTGATTTTGCGCTCTGGGTACAAAGCGCAAATTCCCTTTTGTGTAATTTCCGTTCGTATCGATGCGATCCAGTTCCATCGACCGTGAGGGCAGCCCGAATGCTTTTATGAGATACAGTCCTGCCTCCGTCACACTGGGAAAATCGAATTTGATTCCTCGTCCTCCATACAGAGGATATGCCTTGTCGTTCGGGTTCTCGCAGCGTTGTTTTGCTGCCGTCAGTCTCCTGTCCAACCAAGGTGGAATCTGTCTCGGCTGAGAACAACTCTGGCAGCCTCTCGATTTCCCGCTTCGAAGATTGTCCAAGTACTGCCACTGGATTGCACCGCATCCCGTACATTTTGTCAGAACGTAGCAATGATTCATTGCCGCATTCCATCTCTTTTCCGGGCTGATAATTCTCACCCAACCAAATTGCCGTCCCACCATCTCCTGTTTGTACGAGATGTGCGCCGCAGGAGGCGGCATCTCCAAACTGTATCGGCTGCGATTGCCCCTCGACCCAGACGAGATGATCCGGGGTTGCTGTAAGACCTTCATAGGTAATTACCTCCCGTTCGCCCTTGAATATGACGCCGTCATGGCTGACCCAGCTTTCTCCGTCCCAGAGCAAATGCTTCATGCGGACACACTCAATAGGGACAAGACCTTCATTCGTAAGGACAAGCTGCCCCTCAGCAATACAAGCCAATTCTGCCTGCTTCCCCTTCTGCCTGAGATGCCCATTCTCGCCATGCTTCACCACGTTACAATGAAACATTCTGCCCGCTGTGGCGCAGTAGATGTCACCATCATTTGCAAAAACATCCATGCGCCATTGTTCCTTCGCAAGCCATGACAGCACCCGTGCTTCAATGGCAGAGAAATCCGCGACGATGAATTTCCTGCCTGCCTTTGGAATGAAAGCTGTGCGAATCAGCTGCGATAGCACGTCAGGAACAGAGTCGTAGAGGATGTTGAGGGATTCGAAATCGTCCTGCCGCACAAGGGCGCGGACATCTTCCAAATGCTCCATGTAATTTTGAGGAAGATTTTGGAGCTGGATGTTCTTGCCGGAAAATCGCCCGGTGCGGTTCGCGCCGTAAAATCTGAATGTCCCTCTGGCGCGATGATCCGCACAGGAGACATTCTTCATGGCAATGTATTTCTTCACGGAGGACTTGGCAAGCTGCTGCCGCAGGGACAGAACCTCGGCAAGTTCCGACGGCGCATTCTTCAGAAGTTCCAGCACAGCCTTCTTGTCGAGAGAATCCGTCTCCGCTCCATGCTGAGATAGCCATCCTTTCATTTGCTGCACAGAGTTGGGATTGTCCAGACCTGTGAGTTGTTTCATTCGCCCGGACAACTCATCGCGAGATCGGGCATCGATAGCGATGGCGTTATCCACGAACGCCATATCAATGCGGATGCCACGATCGTTGATTGCTTGGTCGAGATGATATTCATCCCAAAGGAAGTTCGGGACGGGAAACTTGGCGAGCCGATGTTGGATTGCCATCTCGACCTTGACATCGCGCTTGTTGTACGCCTTGAACATTGCCCACTTGTCTGGGGCATGGCAGGGGAGATTGCGAACTCTGCCGCCATTCGTTTTGGTGGCTGTACAGGGCGTGCAGAAATAACGGATGAGAGATTTTCCTTCGGACATTTTCTGTTCTTCAAGTCCAAGAACGCTGCCTACGGCGGCAAGGGAGAGGGGAAGCCCCATATACGCCGCCCAAACCATCGTGCATCGCCAGCTTTCGGGGCTGAGGAAGGCAGCACGGAAAAAACCTAAATCTGAAAGATAACGTGACAGGCAGACACGCTCAAAGTTGGCATTGAACGCCCATTTGATGACATTATCATCGGTCAGAGCCGCCAGAATCTCCTGTGGAATCTTCTCGCCAGCCGCAAGGTCGACGACCTGCACTTCGCCGCCGTCCACGGCATAGGCAAAGAGCAGTATCTCGAAGTTGGATGACTCCGCATATTTGTAAGCGCCGCATTTGGAAATATCTACATCGGAAAATGTTTCTATGTCGATGGAAATCGTATTCATGTCGATTCCTTTCTTGCCAAAAGGCAGCGAGGATTTCTCCCCGCCGCCCTGGCAGAAGCCTTGTCTAATCAGCTGAGGAACTCCCCGTCCTCGTCGGCGAAATCGTCCTCGGCGCGAGTCTTGCCTCCCAGCGGCTCACCATCGGAAATCTTCTGCAGGTTGTTGAGTCCGCAAGCGATGCCCTTGTTGCCGTTGCTGTTGAAGGCATAGAAGTTGATGCTGGCACGACCGTAAACACCGGAATACACCTCGGAGTGTTCGAGAATTGGCTGGCGAGCTGCGTCCACGATGCCGGGAGCCGTGGCACTGTTGGCATTGATGAAGTAGCTGTCCTTGTACGTTTCGTCATCGGGACGCTCAAGATCGCCATCGCGCAGAGGCATCTTAATGCTCGAGAGGGCGGGGACGGACTTGTTGTTGCCTTTCAGCTTGCTCTGGCCTTCCTCGTAGGCGGCCTTGATAGCATCCTTGATTTTTCCAACCGTTACCGTGTCGCTCTTGGGGATGATGAGTGACACGCTATACTTGGGAGCACCGCCGTTGATGCTCTTCGGCTCCCAGACGTTGGCGTAGCTCCAACGAGTCTTAACGCCCGTGATAACTTTTGTTGGGATTGCAAATTTTGCCATGGTGGTTTCCTCCTCAAATTTCCTTGAAATCATCTGCTGCAGTGTTCATTGCCGGACGCTTGTCGCTGTCGGGAACAAGCACCGGCTTTCCAGCCGGCTTATAGACCAACCCGCCTAAAAGCTCCTCAAACTTCTTTTTGCCAAGAGTTTGGCTCATGGCGGTGATGCCGAGGAGCTTCTGTTCGTATGGATCAAAGCCTGCATTCTGCACGGTCTTTGCGACGGCATCCTCATCGGTGTACTTCCTGTTGGAGCGCCCCTCTACCACCTTGAAGCCATCAAACTTGGTGCCGGAAAGAGCCTTTTGCAGGGCATAGTCCTTGACGTCGCCCGCCCAAGATGCCAGATCGTCAATCCTCGGCAAAATGGCGGCGATCTCACTGTCCTCCAAGGTGGCGGGCATTTCGAAGTCATACTTGGCGAGTTCCAAATTGTATTCGGCGCGTTTCCGGCAGTTCGCCTTGGCCTTGCAAAACTGGCAATGGTCTCCCGCCTTGAATTCGCCTTTGCCTTCCTGCGCCAGTTTGGCAGCGGGAGCGAGGGTGTCATTTGCCCATGTGAGCAATTCGTCTTTTTCCATCTCGTACAGGCTGATGTTTGCTCGGCGAGGCTGATAGATGACGAGGGTGATGCACCCGATGTCATAGATGCCATCGAACAAGTCCAATGCGCCAAGGGCGTAGCAGGAGAGTTGACTGTTCTTCTCTGCTGACACCAAAATACCGAGGCCGTGCTTGTAGTCAATGACATACAGCATACGGTCGGCGACAATCACGCAGTCGCCCGTGCCGAAACTTCCCTCCACGCCCACATAGCGGGAGTAATCCAGTCTTTGCTCCACGAGGACGAGCGGATCGTTGCAGGATGTCTTGGCCTGTGCTACGCACTCCAAGACGAAATCCCGGTAGCCGTCGGAGCATTCATCCATCTCCTCGTCGTAGAAGGAGAGGTGCTTGACGGGATTTCGAATCTTCCTGCCCAGAGCCTTTTCCACCTTGTAGGCGCAAAGTTCGTGGCAGTCGGTTCCGGCTTGGGCGTATTCGCTGGGCTTGTCGGCGTATTCCTCAGAGAGCCTTGCCGACGGCGGGCAGGCAATCCAACGTTGGCTTGCCGATGCTGAGAGCAGGGAATGCTTACCCATTGGCCTTCACTCCTCCGATGGCATCGGCTTCTGCAAGAAGCGCTGCATAGTGGGACGGGTCAACTGCCGACAGGCGATCGGCTCCGTATTTCGTGATGAGCGCCTTGACCTCTGCACTGAATCCCGCCTGCGCCGCAAGGATCAGTTTGTGCCGAACATCCTCAAGGGACGGCGCGTTCGGCTCTTCTGCCTGCAGGCTCTTTGCCAGTTCGTCGGCGACGTCTATGATGGATTTCGCCGAGAGCCGCAGGGCTTCAATCTTCGCTGCAAGGTTTTCCATCCTCGCTCCCTCCTTCCGACAGCTTGTCCGCAAGTCGCCTGGCAATGATGCTGATGGCGACCAGCACTTCTGCCAGTTCCTTGTCGTTCTGAGTTTCCATGTGGATGTACCTCTCTTTCCGAGGGGCTTTCCTGCCCCTTCACTATTGAAAGGACAGAAACCTGAGTTTTCAGCGGATAAAATTTAAATATTTTTTGCCGTTTCTGCCTCTCGCTATTGAAAGGAGAGAAACGGCTGTTTTTAGCGAAAAAATAGAGCCGTTTTTGGCTCTGGCATTTATAAGGAAAGGAAAAATTTTGCGGATTTATCCGCTAAGAATCCGATCTTCTGTCCTTTCAATAGTGAAGGGCAATGACGCCCGGTGTTTTCTGAAGGAGGAAAGCCTTTATGTTCTATGTCAAGGAAAAGCTCAACGACTCTATGGAGGTCACTGTGGAAATCAACGATGAGAATGTCTTTTGCCATTGTCCGCGCTGCGGAGCAGAAGTGCCTGTTGATCTCAACGAGTTTTTCGGCGATGCGGAGTTTGACCTCTTTGGTACGGCGATCTGCTGTACGGAATGCAGCCGGAAGGTACGGTGCGAGAAATGATCGAGTTTAGAAACCATGAGGGCTACGCCGACCCAACGGCGCACGCTGCTCTCACGAAGGTGCTCCGACAGAATCTATTCACTTACATCTGCTCGCCCTATCGGGACAATCCGCGCGTTAACGTCATGCGGGCGCGGCAGTACTGCAAGTTCGCGGTGAGCAGGGGACGTATTCCCCTTGCTCCGCATCTGTACTTTCCTCAGTTTCTGTCGGAGGCAGATGAACGGGAGAAAGCGATGTCCATGAACTTCGAGCTCATGAGGCTGTGCGGCGAGGTCTGGGTGTTCGGTGAGCAAATCACCGAGGGCATGGCAGCGGAGATTGCTCATGCCGAGAGACTGCGGAAGAACATCCGCTATTTCACCACGAAATGCGAGGAGGCATCAAGATGAAGGTAATCGAGACAGAATACAAGGGCTATCTTTTCCGCTCCCGGCTTGAAGCAAGGTGGGCGGTGTTCTTCGATGCCTGCGGCGTTCGTTGGGAATACGAGCCGGAAGGATATGAGTTAAACAACGGACAGCACTATCTGCCGGACTTCCTGCTTTACGATGTAGCGGGGAGAGTAGGCGGGGATCTCCATGTGGAGGTAAAGGGAAAGATGACCAGAGCCGATGCCGTAAAAATCAACCAGTTCAGCGAAGGCAAGCACCCGCTCCTCGTTGTTCCCGGAATTCCTGACGGAGACGGTATCGGAGATATTGAATGTTACTGCCAAGAGTGGGGGCGTTACGGTTTCCCCAGCTTTGGCGGCGGACCGTACCCCTTCAACTTTCAAACCATCGACGGAGATTACTTCGTTGCTCACCCCGGCATCAATAAACAGGGCAAATTTGAGCTTTTCGGAGATGACAGCAACTATACGATGGACAGAGATGACGCTGCCACTGTACAGGCGTTCAAGCTGGCACGGCAGGCAAGATTTGAATACGGACAGACACCGAGGGTGAGGAAGGTGCGTGTATGAGAGAATTAGCATTTTGCCTTGGGAATAGTCGCTCGGCACTTGTCTGGCACGCAAGAAAAATGACGATGGAAGAACTTTGGGAAAAACTGCAGAGCCCCATCCGAACCGCTGAAACGAGTGCACAGTATCATGCTATGAAAAAACGCGAGAAAGATGCTGTGAAGGATAAGGGCGGATTCTTGCCGGGAACGCTGAAAGGGACACGTCGGAAAGCGACCGAGGTCATCAGCCGCTCCATGATTGCTTTGGATTATGACCGACTGAAGCCCGGCTGCTTTGACGATTTTGACTTTCCTTGTTTCACCATCGTCTACACGACACACAGTCATACGCCGGAAGCCCCAAGAGCGCGAATCCTCATGCCGCTGACGCGGGACGTCACCCCGGATGAATACAATGCCATCGCCAGGTATCTTGCGGACGAGATTGGTATGGACACGGTCGATCTCTGCTCGTTCAAGGTGAATCAGCTGATGTACTGGCCGACTTGTTCGTCCGACGGGGAATACATCTGCCGCAGGTATGAGGACGACTGGCTCGATCCCGATGCGTTTTTGGCATCGCACCCCGATTGGCGGGACTGCACGGCGCTGCCGACCGCTCCGCGTGAAAAAGAAGCTGTGGCAAGGGAGCAGAAAAAGCAGGCTGACCCGATGGAAAAGGAAGGCATGGTAGGGACGTTCTGCCGTGCCTATCCAATCCAAGAAGCTATGCAGACATTTCTCTCCGATGTGTATGAGCCGACCACCGACGAGAATCGGTGGGGCTATACGAAATCGGCGAGCATTCCCGGCGTGATGATTTATGACGGCAAATTCGCTTACAGCCACCATGCCTCCGATCCTGCCTACGGCAAGCTGTGCAACGCATACGACCTTGTAGGGACGCATCTCTTTGACGGCGATTTCACTCAGATGGCTGAGTTTGCCGCCAAGGATGAAAAGGTACGTACCCTTGCACTCAAGGAGCGGCAGGAACGGGCGGTAGAGGACTTTGCCGAGGAGGAAGACTGGAAAGCAAAACTGGTGCGGCAGAAAAAGTCCACACAGCTTGAGAACTCCCTCTACAACATCAAGCTCATCATGCAAAACGATCCTTACATGAAAAACATTGTATTCAATCAGCTGGCAGACGGCATGGAGATCAAGGGGGAAGTCCCGTGGGCACATCCCGGCAAGTTCTGGCGTGATGCAGACGATGCCCAGCTCATCTGTTATGTGGATGACAACTACGGCACGTTCTCGGCGCGGAACTATGACATCGCCGTCGCGAAAGCCGTGGACGACCGCAGTTATCACCCGATACGGGAGTATTTTGCGGCACTGCCTCCTTGGGACGGTGCGGCACGCGTGGACACGCTTCTCATCGACTACTTGGGCGCAGCGGATAACGCTTACACCCGTGCCGTCAGTCGGAAGGTACTGTGCGCCGCCTATCGGCGCATCAAAGAGCCAGGCATCAAGTTTGACTATATGCCAGTTCTCAACGGCGCACAGGGCATCGGAAAGTCCACCTTCATCGCCAACCTTGGCATGGATTGGTTCTCCGACAGTCTGACCTTATCGGATATGAACGACAAGACCGCCGCCGAAAAGCTGCAGGGCTACTGGATTCTCGAAATTGGTGAGCTTGCCGGAATGAAGAAAGCCGACCTCGACAAAGTAAAGGCTTTTGTTTCCAGAGTAGATGACAAGTATCGGGCGAGTTTCGGTAGGCGGGTGACCTCCCATCCGCGCCAGTGTGTATTCTTCGGCACGACCAACAGCGAGAACGGGTATCTGAGAGACATCACAGGAAACCGCCGCTATTGGAACATTAAACTGAGCGGCAGCAGCAAATATAGACCCTGGCAGATGACCTTGGAGCTTGTACAGCAGATTTGGGCGGAGGTGATGATTCTCGCCGATGCCGGAGAAAAGCTGTATCTGCCTCCGGACTTGGAGGAATATGCCAAAGAGGAGCAGCGGGAAGCGATGGAGCACGATGAGCGTGAAGGTCTGGTGCGTCTCTATCTCGATACGCTGCTTCCCGCCAACTGGGACGAGATGGATCTCTATCAGCGGCGGGAGTTCTTGCGGGGCGATGATACGACTCCCGTGGGGACGGATGTGCGCGTGCTTGTCAGCAACATGGAGATTTGGTGCGAGTGCTTCAGCAGGAAAAAAGAGGATTTGCGTTCCACAGACAGCTATGCGATAGCCGCCATCATGTCCAGGCTTCCTGAATGGGAAAAGCAGCCCACACCCCAGCGCATTGCAATTTACGGACTGCAGAGAATCTATCGCCGCTTGTAACTTGTACGGAAGTTGTAACTTGCAGCAAAGCCCGTACCATAAGGCTTTGTTACAAGTTACAAGATTTATATATGTAAATAGAAACATAATAATTCCGTACATGAAAAACGCGAATACGCGCATATATGCGTATATAGGGATTTTTCTGTAGCCTTGTAACAAGAAACAACGTGAATCCGTTGATATGACTGGATTTAGAGGTGATACAACCTCATGTTACAGGAGGAAAAGTTGTACGAACGGACGATTGAGCAGAAACTTGCAGCAAGAGTAAAAGCGATGGGCGGCATCGCACCAAAGTTTACCTCGCCGGGATTCGATGGAATGCCCGACCGACTGGTACTTTTGCCCGGCGGCAGAATGGGTTTTGTGGAACTGAAAGCACCGGGCAAGAAGCCGAGCGCCTTGCAGCTGGCACGGCACAGGCTGTTTCGGCGGCTTGGATTCAAGGTGTATGTGATTGACAAGATAGATCAAATTGACAGCGTATTGGAGGAAATCGACCATGAATGAACTTACGGTATTGGAACATAACAACATCCGTGACATGACCACGGAGCAGCTTGCCGAGGCGTATGGATGCGATGTCCAGCACATCAAACAGAATTTCAACAACAACAAAGATCGGTTTGCGGAGGGAAAACATTACTTCCGACTCGAAGGTGCTGATCTCAAGGGATTCAAGAGGCAAGTCGAAAATTTCGACCTGCCTGTGAGCAAGTTTGCATCCACGATTTATCTCTGGACAAAACGAGGTGCGGCGCGCCATTGCAAGATGCTCGGGACGAATCGTGCATGGGATGTCTTTGAGGAGCTGGAAGAAAGCTACTTCAATCCTATGAGGAACATGACCCCCGAGGAATTTCTTCTGTACAGCGCGCAGCGTCTGGTGGAGCAGGCGAAGGCAATCAAGGCGGCAAATGCACGGATTGACAAGGTGGACGAGCGGCTTCTTGAGGTCGAGTCCAAGCAGATGACCATCGATCAGCACCACTACACCATCATTGGCTACACCAATCTTATGGGAATCCGTGGTGTGAGTCGTGATGTTGCCGCCGGGCTTGGTCGCAAAGCGTCAGCAATGTCCAGAAAGCATGGCTATCACATCGGCAAGGAGTACGATGCCAAGTACGGCATGGTGAATACCTATCATGTGGATGTGCTTCAGGAAGTGTTTCGGTAATGAATTCCGTTGAGATTGGAGGTGATGCCCTATGAAGTTCATACCGCATGATTATCAGCAGTATGCTATCGACTTTATCGAAAGCCATCCGACTGCAGCCGTACTCCTGGATATGGGGCTTGGAAAAACGGTGATTACCCTCACAGCTCTCAATGACCTGCTCTTTGACTATTTTGAGATTTCCCGCGTCCTTGTCATCGCGCCGCTTCGAGTGGCGCGAAACACATGGCCGCAGGAGATCGGCAAGTGGGAGCATCTGAATCATATCCGCCATTCCGTAGTGGTTGGGACAGAGAAAGAGCGTCGGGCGGCTCTTCGTAAGCAAGCCTCCCTCTACATCATCAACCGCGAGAATGTTCCGTGGCTCGTTGAGAAAACCGACTTCACCTACGATGCCATCGTGATTGACGAGTTATCGTCTTTCAAGAATTGGAGCAGCAAGCGATTCAAGGCGCTTATGAAGGTTCGCCCTCTCGCCAGCCGTGCCATCGGTCTGACGGGAACGCCATCTGGCAACGGCTTGATGGATCTCTTTGCAGAGTTCAAGGTACTCGACATGGGAGAGCGACTGGGGCGGTTCATTACGAAGTATCGGCAGGATTACTTCACGCCGGACAAGCGCAACGGACAGGTGGTGTTCTCCTACGCGCCACTTCCCGGAGCCGAGGAGCGAATCTATGAGAAGATTGCCGACATAACCATCTCCATGAAAGCCGCAGATCACCTCAAGATGCCGGAGCTGATTGAGAGCGAATACAGCGTCCGCATGAATGAGGAAGAGAAGAAAATGTATGCCGCAATGTGCGAGCAGTTGGTTTTGCAGATGAAGGGCGACGAGGTGACAGCGGCAAATGCAGGAGTCCTGTCCGGGAAACTCGCGCAGATGGCAAACGGCGCGGTTTACACCGACGATGGAACCACACTGCATATCCATGACCGCAAGCTCGATGCCTTGGAGGACATCGTAGAGAGCATGAACGGCAAGCCTCTTCTGGTGGCGTATTGGTTCAGGCATGACGCAGAGCGGATTGAAAAGCGCGTGCCGTGCGTCCGACTGGATACAGATGATGCAATCGCCCGTTGGAATCGTGGAGAAATCCCCGTCGCACTTATCCATCCTGCAAGTGCGGGACATGGACTCAATCTTCAGAGCGGCGGCTCGACCCTCGTGTGGTTTGGCATTACATGGAGCTTGGAACTCTATCAGCAGACCGTGGCACGGCTCTATCGGCAGGGACAGACCGCTAAAACGGTGGTGGTGCAGCACATCATCGCCGAGGGCACGATTGACGAGAGAATCCTTCGCGCTTTGAAGCAGAAGGACAAGACGCAGGCGGAACTGATTGATGCCGTCAAAGCGGAGGTAACATCATGAACTATGAAATTCTGGCAAACGCCATCGTCGAACAGGCGGCGAAAGACTATCGGTGGGCGCGGACGGCTCTCGGAAAAGACTCTGAGAATGTTGGAGCGGCGGCGATGCGCTCTGAGACAGAGCGGTTCTTCCGCTCTGCATGGTTCGGGCAGCTGACGCAGATTGACGGAGAGTGGCTGCTTGAAAAGCTAGAGGGGGAATTTGCATGACGGCGAAAGAATATCTGAGTCAGGCATGGAACATTGATCGACGCATCAATGATAAGGTCGCCCATGTATCGCGGCTGCGTGACATGGCAACAAATGTGAGCGCCGTCATCAGCGATATGCCGAGGAGTCCGAGTCCGAACAATCAGCGGATGGAAAACATCATTGCGCGACTGACCGACACAGAAGAGGAGATCAATGCAGACATTGACCGTCTGATCAGTCTGAAACTCGAGATCATGAATACGATCTGGCAGGTCGCGGATGAAAACGCTCAGATGGTGCTAGAGCGTCGCTACCACAGCTTCAAATCATGGGAAGATATTGCAGCGGATATGAGCGTCAGCATTCGATGGGTGCATAAGATTCATGCCAAGGCTCTGGATGAAGTTGAAAAAATTTTAGAAAAAAGACAGCAGAATTCATCCGAGTTCACATAAGTTCACAAAGGTTCACGTTGCGTTCATAGGGTTGACAGTGATATGATATACTCAGCAAGAATAGGATATGGAATCAGCCTTCTCGGAGAAGCAATTCTCCGCGAGGGCTTTTTTGATGCCATCGAGGAGGTGTGCGATGCCGAGAAAGCCGAAGCGCCCCTGTCGTATGACGGGCTGCCCGAACCTTACGGATCGAAAAAGCTGTTACTGCGAGATGCACGAAAAAACGATGCAGAGGCATTATGACCGCTTCACGCGCGGCTACGATCAGCACGAGAGGTACGGTAGTGCGTGGCGCAGGATTCGCGACAGACACTTGGAAGGGCATCCGCTCTGTGAGCAATGCAAAGAGCAGGGCAGATACGTTCTCGCGACGCTTGTCCATCACATCAAGCCGCTCTCGGGCGGCGGCACGCATGACGAGAGCAATTTGATGTCGCTCTGCGTGTCCTGTCATGAGCGGATTCATCAACGGAAAGCACAAAAATAAAAAGCCGACTCCAATGAATCGGCTAGAAGAGATCGCTATGTGAACCCGTGCGGGAAGCGGTCAGAATCAGTTTTCCTTTGTCGATGGCATATATGAGTAGCCAGTCCGGCATGATGTGGCATTCGCGAAACCCAATGTAATCACCAACGAGTGCGTGATCCCGATACCTTTCGGGCAGTTGTTTTTCCGCACAGAGCATTTGCAGAACATCATCCAGCTTTTGTATATCTGCTCCACGTTTTCGCAGCTTCTTTAAGTCCTTGCGGAACTGAGTGGTGGTGACGAGATCAAGCATGAGCGTCCTCCGCATCAAGATCATCCATCAGTGCGGACAGCGACGGATAACGCTTCGGCTCGATTTTGCCATCCATGATGTCGCGTGCTTCCTGCATGGCAAGAAGCGTTTCCCTGTTATAACGGGGCTGTTTCGGTTGGAAGGGGAAGCCTCCCTCCATGATGGATGCGTGTAGGAAGATGTTAATGGCGTCGGTCACGGAGATGCCGAAACTGGAAAAAACAGTTTCAGCTTGTGCTTTGATTGTCGGCTCAATGCGCATATTGATTGTTGCAGTCTTGGACATGGTGCATAACCTCCTTTTGGTTATTGTAACGCGAAAGTGAAGCAATTGCAACACAATATTGCTCCCAGGGGGCGGTCAAATCTCTAAAACCGCGCCATTACTGGACCGGGGAGGGGGCGCACGCAAAAAAACGTCGGTTCAAACAGGGTATTAAGGGAAAGGGGGCGAGAAGATGGCGCGTGACGGAACAAATCGCGGCGGACGGCGTATCCGGGCGGGAGACAAACCCGAAGCACTGGCAGATAAAATTGCGGGCGGGCGCACGGCGCACATTATGGAGTTCCCGATGATGGAGCTGGACGGTACAGATCTTGCGGATGCTGCCGACCTCTATGGGGAAGAGATGCCAACACCGAGCGAGTTCCTGTCGGCGCGACAGCGGAACGGAAAGCCGCTCGGTGCGGATGAGATTTTCCGCGAAACATGGCTGTGGCTCAAGGAGCGCGGCTGCGAGCGGCTTGTAAATCCACGCTTGCTCGAAAGTTACGCGCAGGCCTTCGCCCGCTTCATTCAATGCGAGGAAGCTGTGAGTCAATATGGGCTCATCGGCAAGCATCCGACCACCGGAGGGGCAATAGCAAGCCCCTTCGTTCAGATGGGGCAGGCATTCCAGAAACAGTCCAATCTGCTCTGGTATGAGATATTCGACATCGTAAAGCAGAACTGCACCACCACATTCAGCGGTTCTCC